AACTTCTTAGCAAGGTAAACAGCAGTTTCTTCTGAGTTAATCAGAATATTAGTTATCTCTGGGCCAAATCTTCCCTGCACCAACTCTAGGAATCTTGCAACTGAGGTAATGTCTTGGTTAGCTTGAGCCTGTGCCAGAGGTGAAACAGACCGTACCTTTACTTCTCTTCCATTTATTGTTGGCAGTTCTATTCTGCCTTGTTTCTTTAAAATATAAACTACACGTTGTAATACAGGCTGTACCAGTTCAGCTTGGAGTCTTCCAAAAGCAGAACCAATACGACGCGACAAATCTGCCATACGCTCTGCAACTTCTGTGGCAGAAGCTGGGGTTCTGTCAGGATTGCCAAGCATATCATTATACAAAGCCCTTTTAATATTTAATCTCATATCTGAAAGCACAAGATTTGCAACATCAAAGCTACCAGCCGCTCTAATTGGTTGTAATCCTTGAGAACCTGCGGCTTTTGGAATGACCGTTCCAGGGACTAAATTTATTGTATCTGGGTTTACAACGCCATCATCATCCATTTGGTAGATACCTGAGATAGCCATCTGTGCATTTTCTAAAACAAGTTCAATTGTCAGATTAGTAGTTTTGATTGCGCTGAGTGCATTGATGAGAGGGCCGCGTCCATAAACTTCGCCAGCACACTTAGACCAACGAAAACATATAAACGGATTTGAGCCAACGCCACTATAACTTTCAGTAAAAATGGTTTCACCAAGACTACATTCAATTACAAAAAACAAATGCGCTTCTTCATTTTTCTTTGTGTAATCTCTGCATAGCACCTCAAGTATTCTTGTCTTGTCATCTGGTGCGCGATTAATTTTATCAGTTACCTTCGATGACATTTTTGCTTTTGAATACATCAAAGGTATATCAGAGTTTCTAACCATACGCTCTCTAAACACATGGTCAATGCGGTCATCTGGCCCTGTATCAAGAACAATATGTGGCAAAGGAATTGCTGAGAACATTATAGGATTTATTGCATCGCCCTCAGAAACAGATAATACTCCTGTACCAACAGCTAAGTCCATAAAAGATTCATGTACTTCTTGTCCAAAGTTCGAGTTCTGAATTACCTCAAATACATATTCTGTTACTTCGTCAAGTTCGTTATTAACTTCGTCACGCGATTCTGTAGGAACTTCACTCCCTGCTGTAAAGTCTGCCCAGCGTGCAAAATTGGGAACAAGACCTTGCTGTAGCCTAGATGCAAACTCTTGCACCCCAACAACCGCAGTTTCGTCAAATATTTTGTCATCTCTTCTTTGACCTGCCGCTTCATAATAAAAAGACTCCCTTTGTGGTAGAGCATACTCATAGCACTCTTCAAATAGGTCTACAAAATTTTGGCGATGCGCTTTAGCCTTTTCATACTTTTTTAAGTATTGCTTGGCGGTAGCATCGGCCCCACTTGCTATCATTGGTGCATCATATATCATTTTAAATACTCGTTATAATAACCCATACCACCGCGAGAACTTGTAAGCAAAGAGCGTCTTCCAGAGCCACGCCTACCCTTGCCACCAATTTGCGTAAGTCGTTCTGAAAGCGCATCCTCTCTTGCGCTTCTTGCTTCTTCAGTAGCCCTAGCTTCAGCCGCTTCTTGTTCTGCTGCTATACGAGGGTCTGGTTGTATAACTTGCCTTTTAGGTCTAAATGGCCCTGCACACATATCAACCTCTACATTCTAGCCCATAGTCCTTGACGATTTCTTTGCTTGGGCTTTCTAGCAAAGACATCATAATCTTTTTTAGCGTTAAAAGACCGTAAAGGTGTATGATTGCTAATCAATTGTCTACCTTCACCAGCCCCTAACATTAGATACTGTAGGGCATCATGAATATGAGAATACATATTTTTATCTGGTTTGTCAGCATATCTCTCACCAGATACTTCCATGCGCTTGTATTGATAGCCACCTTCAAAGCCTTTTATGAGACTTGGACACCTTCTGTCAATTAGAAAACCAGACTTGCCATCAACCATTTTATTTAATGAATGAGACACAGACTCAAGCCTTAAGTCAACTGAATTTGATGGCGCAGGTATCGCTCTAAGACCAGCACCCCTTAATATCTGAAACGGTGTTGTCTCATCTGTCTGTGCGCGAAAATCGCCAGCAGGGTCGCCAAAGATGTGAGCCTCTTGATTCGCAAATCTTGTCGCTATCTCTTGTCGCAGTAGTTCTGCAAACCGCACAATGCCCATGTCAATCGCGACAATCTCTGACTGTATAAGCCATCGTCCACGCACCTTTTGCCCAAAGACAGCCGCAGGTGTGAGGCCAAAGTCAATGCCAATATATACAGGCAAGCCATCAGCAATTGGTATTTCTTCTTTTGCTATATGCATTTCTGGCGCAAACATAGGATACACAGGCTTGCCATCTTGTATAGTTCCAAGTCTATTCATAACATAGACATCTATCCAACTTTTTGTTTTTCCTCTAATTAAGTTAGGATAGTAGGACTCCAACATATGTTTACTGTTTTCAGCAGTTTTATTTAATGTGTAATCATAAACACTACCATCTTCATTTAGCTTTTCAACCATTCCAGATGGTTGCGTATAAAAATTCCAATTATCAGGCTTAACAAGCATCTTAGCTTGTTCTCTTGGGATGTGGTCAGGAATAGGCACTTCGCCAGACATAATGGGCCACCAATGGTCTTCTTCTGGCGCGTTGGTATCAGCGATAACTCCTGACCACGATGGCCCACCTTCACGCATGGATGGGAAGCGACCCACGCGCATAGTACACGCATCAATAATAGATTTGGGGACCTCCCTCGCCTCGTTAATCCAGATGCCTGTCAATTCAAGGGAGAGAAGCTTTTTGACATCTTCTGGTCTATCGAGAGCGAGGAAGATAATCTCAAGGTCGATGTCGCCTTGCCGTATATGATGAGTATAAGGTACAGACCAATGAAACCTACCCCAATCGTTCTCAGGAAACCAATCAAGCCACGTTTTGATTGTCGTGGTTTTGAGTTGGGGGTTGGTGTTTCTAATAATCGCCCAACGACTACGCCTAATACCATCCTTGTTCTTCTTCTGCATTAAGGCTCTACGAAAGACCTCAACACAACAACCTACCGATTTACCAGACCCAACAGGGCCACGAATGCCACGAAAGAAGGTATCGTCCTTCATAAATGCTTTTAATACTTTGCCATCAGGCTTGTATTCAAAGTTGGTCAACTTGCCTGTCTTTCCCAAACTTAATCATACGTTCAACAACTTCTGGCCCGATTACAGCTATAACTTTGTCAGCCTCTCTATCAGTACAGTGTTCTTTGGGGTGGTGAGCAAGGTGTACTTTCTTCACCACTTTGCGGAGTATGTCACGCTCTTCTACATTAAGGGTGTGCAAAAAACTCATGTGCGATGTGCCTTTGTCTTCTTAGCAATTTTTTTAGGTTGCTTGCTAAACTGTTTGCCCTTGCGTAAGGCCGCTCTCTTGGCTCTGGTAGTACGAGCATACTCAGAAGCCGATAAAGATTTTATAGCAGATTCTGGAAGGTAACGCTCACCAGTAGCCTTTGGGCCTTGTGTGCTAGGCTTGCCTGATTTGGTACGCCACTTCTGCTTTGTCCAAGCGCGTAAGGATTTCTGTGAGGGTGCAAGTGCCATTAGCTTGTGTATCCACCGCCAGCTTTTTTATAGAGAAGGGCTAGTCTTTGCGCTTTTCTTGCTGACCACTGACCGCTTCTTCCCCCCTTTGCTTCTCGCTTTACTTTCTCGAACAACCTCTTTCTTAGGGCTGGCTTCGTGTAGTTCCCTGCCGCGTTGACCGCCATCCTCAATCTCCACTAATCTTTGAGAGTTTCTGGTGTATGTTGCACCTGATAATATACGACCATCAGGCATTGTTATTGTCGGCCCATCATAAGGTGTGCCATCCCTAAACTGATATTTAGGCATTGGCTTTGCTCTTCATAATTTTTTTCTGTAACTCAGGTGGCAATGTCTTTTGCTTGGAAGTCAATAATGACTTAGCTTTCTTTGCCGCCTTCTTGCCAGCTTTTGTGTACGGATATTTTTTTCCAGCTACATTAGGCATAGTTACCTCCTTGCCTCTTCTCTTTTTCTAAGGTCTAATTCTTTTTTTAATTGCTTCGCCGCCTTAACCATCATTTGAACAGTAAGGTTTTTATTTCTATCTTTCTTTGACTCCCCTCTTAAAATTTGGTCTTTGTATGCTTTGTTTAAAAGACTGCCTCTGCGGATTCTTTCAAACTCAACAGCACTTCTACTTTTTATATCGTCAAAGACGCTTTTAGGCTTGTCTAAAAATTTTTGCATTTCAGCATCAGTCATATCCGCAAGATATTGTTGGTTAAAATATTTTTTACCAATTCTTTTAAACAAAGATGCGTCACTAGCCCTAACAATTTTATCTGCCACAGTTATCTCCTCTAAGGTTAGCCCATTAATGAACGTCTGCCACTACCACCGCTTCTACGCATAGCAGGTTTTTTCTCAGTAATGTCTGCAAAGGTTGGCGTTATCTTCTTTACCTCTTTCTCAACAGAGTAAGCTGTATTAATAAGGCTCTTCTTTTTCTTTTTCTTTTTTGCCGTAGGGGTTGATACACCAACACCACCGCCAATGCTCATAGATGACATATCACCAGCATTATAAAACTCTTGAGAGTCTGGTGTGCCACCAAAATTATAATAACCTGCTCTTACCATTACGCCTTCCTCTTCTTAGCTTCTTTCATTTTCTTATAACGTGCCAGCAATCTACGCCCTTTAGCAACCGCACTAGCCTTATCACCAGAGTGACCCCATGCAATAAGAGATAGCTTCAAACGAGTCGGTCTGCCCTTCTCGTCCTTCAATGGGCCTTTCGCTGACCCCATCCTTACTAGGAAGCTGCCCTTGCGCCTGACCTGTTCGGGTGTCTTTGGCGCACCCTTCACTGGTGCTTTGAGGTTTCCCTTCTTTCCGCTTTTGGTTCTGTAAGAGGCGCGACCTTTGGCGTTGAGACCACCTTTGGGGTTCTGACCTGCTTTGCGAGTCCATGCTGGTGACTTTGCCATTAAACTCTATCCAATCCGCCATAAGCATCATCAGCAGTTCCACGACCAGAGGAAGGGGTGCTACTAAAGCTGCCGCCACTAAACG